CTCAACAACATTCTCTATGTAGAGTCTGTCTACCTCAGTTATAGAGGTGAATGGATTCTGCAGAATGAAACGCGTGAAACGTTCCTTCAAACTACTCACTGCACCCGTTAGTTCGCCTTGCAAGGCGTCCCATTGGGTAGCAGTAAGTACTCTTCGCAGAGTAAGCATACTAGCCTTTTGGTTCGTATCACCAGAACCGTATCTGTGGTTGATCCGGTTGGCTAACTCCAGCCGTCTCGACCAGCTCTGAGCAACAAGCTCTACGCCGAAAGAGATAGGAGAGAGGTTAACCTGACCTAAGAGGGTCTGGGAAGCGAAGTTCATAAGTCCCTTTTTAGAGACGAGTGATTTCGCAAGACCAACTTTGATCCCGAACTCAGCACAGACATCCAGATAAGCTTTAGCTACTGGCTCGGAGGCGATAGTAATATCATCTCCGAGGACCAAATAACCAGTGAACCATCCAGCAAGTCCAGCTCGCTTCGCAGCGAACTGTACGAGGGCATGATGACACAAGGCTAGAGAGGCCCAGCTCGAAAGAGCGCCCATCGGTTGTCCACAGGTGTATCGCACCCACTCTATCCCTTCTTTACGAAGGTCCTTAGGGGAAAGAAAGGTTCGATCAGTCATGAGTGCCATCCACAAATCTGCCCCTTTTCTCCCGATCAGAGGTTCAAGAACCTCACGATACAGGATAGAAGGGATCAGATCCGTTGCGGACTTAAGATCATAGGAGTAAATCTCCTGATGACCCTTAGCCGCAAAGGCGTCGACGGCCTCTTGCTGACCGAATGTTGCATCATTTGGATTCTTCCGCAATAGCGAGAATATATACTCGTGAAGGGGTTTTAACCCCACTTGCGTGAAGTAATCACAAATGGCTACAACCCTTACCTTCCCTGCAGGTTCAGGTATTGAGTGAAGGCGACCGGTCAATGGTTCAGAATACGAGAAACGTGTGGGATGGATCCCTGCCTTAACAAAGGCTTGTAGACCCGCATAATAGGCGTCCCAGAAGGTTTCCGTTAGGTTACCCTCCAGGTCCCGATATGCATCTGCAAGTTCCCCATTTTTCAAGTGGGGGCCCAATGTTTTGAGCAAGGTATCCTTCCCCATGGCTTCAAGTATCTTTTCCAGATACGGTTGTGACGGACGACTCGCGTATTCGTCAGTTTCTATCTTCCCAAGAAGTCGTAGAAATGTTGGATCCAATCTCTTGGATTTACCATCATACTCCCTCATGGGTCGTAGGACTAACGAGTTCGGCAGGTTGTTCACCACATCGTGCCAGTTACGAGATTCCTCAGTAACTTTATCTAGGAAAGTCAGAAGAGCTTTGTCGCCCCATAACTGAAACCACTCGCGAGGGTAGTGGCGATTAGCCGCAGCCCAAGCAAGTGCGTCTCGGTAAATGGATTGCATAGCACAGGAAGCATTAGCTCCCGCGCTTGCAATGAGGTATCCCTCATATGACTCATACTTCCAAGCTGGAAGCATAAGATCATTAGAGGTTTCCCAACGAGCAAAGAACCCATCTGTACAATCCATGATGAAGGCTGAGAAGTCACCAGTATCTCCCTTAAAGGGAGGGGCCTGGATGGTAGACAGCGGGGATTTCCCATGCGGACCCCACATCACCTTATAGGTGTTGAGGAGAGACGCATACAGCCTCACTTGATTGTGAGAGCCGTGCCGTAGACTTTTCCGGACCCCTTCTGAAAAGAAGGCTGGTAACCCACCTCGTAACCTAATACGATGCCCTAACTCAGTTAACTGAGCTGGAGTGACAGGATTACCCCCGACATAAGAGTAAAGACAAAAGAGTGAAATCTTAAGTCTCGAAATTGTGAAGGCTGGGCCATTATGGCGAAGCAAGGTCTGAAGGTGTTGGATGAGCGGAGTTAACTGCTCTATCCTTCGCCCCGGGCTCTTGATATCTAAATAATGCAGGACCTCTCGGGCCCACATCATTAGAAGTCCCATGATGTTTCCATCATTGACTCTGACCGTTTCTCCTTCGCCCCAGGGAGCATTCTTGGAAATCCATTTACGGAGATCCGTG